ACCTGCGTGAGCGTACTGGTAAGTCAGCTCGTATCAAAGAGCGTCTTAACTAAGGTATCGCTAACGCGACATCTAAAAGTTAATAGCAAACAAGGGGTTGGCGTGATGCCAGCCCCTTTTTTTTTGGTCTTGTCCACGGATTGACTACGCAGATTTATTTTGTGGTCAGATGTAGGCAATAAAAAACCCGCCGAAGCGGGTTATAACCAGAGGTTGCCTTGCGCGGCTTTGGCTGTTGCTCGTGAAGGGTGGGGCGGGGCGGGGTTAACTCTGCCCGGACACATAATAATGTCCGTCACCGTCTCAAGGGACTTGAAGGTGCAGCCGCAATTAATGTTTTGGCACTGGTTGTATCTTTCCTTTGTGTTTTCGGAAAGCTGAACGCTGCTACGGGTATGAGCGGCGTGTAAGCACATCGGGCAGTTCATCATTTCGGATTCGTCCTGTAGCAGTTTTGGCGAATGTTAACTCCAAAGTGGTCAATTGGGTAGTTTATTTTGCTATTGCATGCTTGAGTCGTCAATTTTCACTTCTAAATCCAGGCTTGTTGTATAGCCGCTGTCCGCGCTGAGACTGTGCGTAAGTGTCGTTACAATCCATTCGCCCGCATCTATCTGCTGCTTGAAGCCGCTCACCTTTACCGGCATTTCGGTGTAGAGATCTGCCCGGCCGCGAGCCAGCTGTATAGAAAATGACGCAACCCCGCGCTGCAGGCGCTCCCAACGCATTTTGGCCGCGCGCTCTGCATTGGCCCGGTTTGCATAGGTACGGCTCAGCACCAGGACGTTTTCATCCGTTCCGATCAGGTAATCGCCCTGTTTGGCTTCTGGCTCTTTTTTCTTTGTCGTCTTTTTCCGCCTGCGCTTTACTTTCGCCACCGGTTTTTTTGTCGGTTCGCGGGTATGCAGCCAGCTGGCAATCACGCCGGTGTAGGCGTCGCGGTCAGCCATGGTAAAGCGGTGGCTGTCGCCGTCCTTACGTTGAATGGTGATCACCGGTAGCGCCTTACCGCTGGCCGTTTTTCCCTGCCCCTGACGTATGAACAGCAGATTTCCATTTTTGATTGAGGCTATCGCGCCTGACTGTTTCGCCAGGCGCATCAGAAAGCTGGCGTCTGACTCGTTGGTCTGGTCAAGGTGATCTACGGCCATCTTCGCCACATCATCACCCAGAGCGATCTTCAGCTTGTGGCGGCCTGCAATGTCTTTCACGATGTCGCCCACAGTCGTCTGGTGCCATGATTTTTCACGCTTAGTATTGAGTGTCTGCCTGAAGTCGGCGCTGCGGGCGCGCAGGGTCAGCCGGTCAGGCGTGCCGGAGTGCTCAATCTCATCCACGATAAAGGTGCCTTTCGGAAAAAGCGCCTCACCCTGCCAGCCGAGCGCGAGCGACAGAGATACGCCCCGGCGAGGCAGCAGCAGCTGGCAGTCTGCGTCGTCCAGCTCGATGTCCAGCTGGTCAGCCTCAAACCCCCGGTTATCCGTGAGCGTCAGGCTCATAAGCCGCTTCTCAATCTTCTGCGTGATGTCCGCGCCCTCAAGCGTTAGCCTGAAAGAAGGGGAATTTGCCTGCCCGTTTATCCATTTCGTGGCGCTCATGAAAGCAGCCCTCCCATCATGCTGGTAACTTTACCCGCGGCGTCCGTCGCCGCGCCCTTCATGGCTGAGAGCTGATCGCTCAGACTGCCGAACATTTCGCCCAGCGTTTCGTCGGTGCGCTTCAGGGTGAGCGTGAACTCAATGCGCCGGCAGACGCCACTGCTGAAAAACTCCGCTTTGGTCTGGCTCAGGCTCTCGATCACAAACATGCCGTAAATGGTGCCGCTTCCCTCTATCAGCGGCCACGCGCGCCCCAGCTCTGCTATCTGTTCCAGCGCCAGCAGTGACAGCCTGCCACCGGTAATCTCCGGCAGCAGAACGCCCGAAAGTGTCAGCGTTTCATTATCCGGCCCCAAAAACTGGAGGGACGAGCGCACGCCTACGCGGCTGTTTGACGGAAACCGCCAGCTGCGCTGGATCTGCAACTCCTGATAAGGGACCGTCTGCAACATGAAAACGAACATCCCCAGCGTCATCATCATTATTCAATTCCTTCTCTGTCGTGGTAGCTGCTGCGGGCGCGGGCCTTCGCCTGTCGCTCTTTTGCCTCAAGTCTGCGCATAACCTCGTCTGCTACGTCCTGCGCGCTCTGCCCTTGCTGCTGCATGATGGTGATAGAGGCATTAACGGTCACGGGCGACATACTGGCCGCCGGTTGCGGTCGTGCCGCTTCCTGCCGGTATGCCTGCGCGGGCTGGCTCATCGGATGCAGCGGACGCGCAGCCGCTGGCGTTGCAGCCATGCCCATCGCCAGCGCGGCAGAGGCGGCCAGCGCGGCAGTGCGGCGGCGGCTGGTTATGTTGGCCGGGCCGTTCACAATTTCCGGCCCGTTTTCCCCGACGATGCCGAACTGCCCGGACGGAATATGCCCGCCGGTGTCGTACATCCTCGGAAAAGCTGGAAAGCCGCCCGGCGGCAGCGCCACTTTCCCGTCTGCCGTGACCTGCGCCGGGCGTGGTCGTGCTGCCTGCGCCGGTGCGCCTGGCTTTTCGCTGCCCGGCTTTAGAAAGTTCGGCAGATAATCAGTCAGCGAGGACAGCTTGCTTTTGAGCGCATCCCATTTCTGGCTGATGCCTGCCAGCATGCCGTTAATCATCTGCGAGCCAGCTTCCTGAAAGCGCGCGGGCAGCGCCTTCACGTCAGCCACGATTTCATCCCATTTGGTGCTGATGTAGGTGCGGATCGCCGTCCATACATTGCTGACTTTGGTGCTGATGCCGTCCCACAGAGCGTCAAACTTTGGCCCCAGCGTGTCCCAGTTCTGCCAGATATATATGGCTCCCATGGCAATCAGCCCGATCACGGCCAGAATGGGGTTCGCCATCATCAGCCGCCCCAGCCACAGCACGCCATTACCGACAAGGCCAATAGCCTTACGCATGAGGCCAAAAGAACTAAACGCCTGAAGGCCCGTCTTGTTCATAAGCATACGCATTAGCAGCATGGGGCCGATTGTTGACGCAAAGACCAGCAACGCCGCACCTATCCCTGCTGTCACGATGGCAAATCCCGCCGCTATCTTGAACAGCGCCGCCGTCAGTTGCGGGTGCTGTTTTACAAACGTGCCTAATGCGCCAGCGAGATTTCCCAGCCAGTCGGCCACCTGTTTAAGCACTGGCGCGACCGTCTCGCCAATTGCAGCCATTGCATTAGTAAACGAGCCGCTCGCCGCATCCCAGCGGTTTGACAGCGTCTTTAACGAGGCGTCAACGCGCTCGCGCAGGGACGCCTGGTTGTCGAGCTTCGCAGCGGTTTCCCGATAGCCCTCGATTCCCTTGCTGATCATGATGTTCAGCGCCTGCAGGGTTTCAGCGTCATCACCAAATAGCGTATTTAAAACGGACTGGCGCTTGCTGTCGCTGGTGATTTTTTTCAGCTTCGCCAGCTGCGCATACAAATTTTCCAGCCCGGCAAACTGCCCTTTTTTGTTCTGGAAATTCAGCTTTATCCCTGTACCAGCCAGTTCATCGTTCGCGTCACTGATTTTTTTATTATTCAGCATTGCCTGGAAAATCTTGCGGTAGGCGTTGCCCGCCGACTCGCCGGGCATGCTGGCCTGATCGGCCATGACCAGCAGTGGCGCGAAGGTTCTCGCAGCAGTGATCCCTTTCTGGTGAATGATGTCCATGGCGCTGCCGATTTTGGAAAAGCCCTGCAGCATGTTTCCCGAATCTACGCCCGCATAAAATCCCTTCTGAATGATGTCGGTGAGCGCCATCATGTCCTTTTCGCTGGTCTGCGTGGCGTCCTGCAGCTTTGCCGCAAACTCCGCCGCGTCGGTCGGGGCCATCTGCAGCTGCACGCCGAGATAGGCCGTCGCCTCACCCAGCCCGCCCAGGATCGCCTGCGCGCTCATGCCCTGGCGGCGAAGCATGGTCATCATGTTCTGAAAGTCCGCCGTGGTGCCGGGCAGCTTGTCGCCCAGGCTCACTGCCAGCCTGTTGATTTTTTCATACTCCGGCAGCACCTTAGCGCCCGGCCCCATCATGGAGGCGGCCAGCTGCGTCGCGGCGTTCTCCGAATCCGCATAGGCGCGCACCGGGGCCATCAGGGTCGCGCCGGTAGCAACGCCGGTTGCCACCATGCCCGCACCGTTACCGGCCAGCTTATTGCGCGTCTCGGTCAGCTTTTCATGCCGTGCCTGGATGTCGCGTATCTTCTGCTGGCGCTCGCCGAGCTTGCGCAGCTCTGCCTGCTGGCGCTCGATGGCCCCGGTTGCCGCCTGCGCGTCCGTTTTTAGCCGGCGCTGCGCCTCGCTCAGCTGTTTTGTGTCAATGCCCGACGCGTTCAGCGCCTCACGCTGGCGCTGCACCGACAGGCGCAGGCCGTTGTATGTCTGCTGCAGCTGGCTGGCGCGGTTCTTTGCCTGCTCAAGCAGTCTGGCCTGCTGCGCCGTGGGCCTGTTCGTTTCGGTAAACTGCACGGCAAGGCGCGCCGCTTCCTCGCGGGCGGCCTTCAGGTTGTTGGCGGTAACGGCAAGCTGTGAGCGGGTTTTGCGGAATCCGTCAATGCGGCCCGCCTGCTCGTTAAGGGATTTCAGGCCGTCTTTGCTGGCCTTCAGCGCAGCCGACAGCTCCTTAGAGCCGTCGCGCGCGCTGCGAAAGGGGCGCGTGATTTTATCCACCGCGCTTAATACCACCTGCAGCCGCAGGTTTGTGTCACTCATCGTCACCGGCTCCGCTACGCTGCATCGCTTTATGCCGCCACTCCAGCACGTCCGTCAGAGACTCCGCGTACATCACCGGCGGCGGCCAGTGAAAAACGGTAGCGATGTCCGCTACCAGATCTTCTACCGTCAGGCTGTCGGGAAAGCTGACAGCGCCGACTTCGGCAACAAAAAAGTGATCACCTCGACCGACAGGGACAGCAGATCGGCCGGGTCCATTTCGTTAATTTCCTGCACGGTCAGCGCCGGGTTCGTGACGCGCGGCAGCACGGCCATCATCGCGTTCACGTCCATGTCCATCAGCGCCTGCAGGCGGATGCCGCGCAGCGCCCCGGCCTGCGGTTTGCGCAAGGTCACGCTGGTAACTTCGGTTTTGCCGCGCAGGATGGGGGTGTCCAGCTCAACAGCTTTTACGGTAGTTTTGTCGGTCATGATTATTTTCCGTTTATACGTTTCAGAGCGGCAGAGCTGCCCCTGCCGGGTTTATCAGAGGCCGAGCGCGTTACGGTGCGCTTCCATCAGGTCGGTGCCTTCCACGATGTGGATCATGTTCACGAGGTCAATCTCGTAAACTACCTCGTTGTTAATGGTCAGCTTGGCGTAGCTGTTGGTCGCGGACACCTTGGTGGTGCTTGAATCGCCGGTCTTCCACTCGCCGGAATCCAGCTCTTTGTAGCGGCCGCGCGTGACCAGCTCGACCGCCTGCACTTCGCCGGTGTCGTCGCGCTGGATAGAGCCGGTAAAGCGCAGCTGCACGCCGTCCACGGTGGCGGTGCCCAGCTGCTTGAACAGCAGCGCCTCGGTGCCGCCTACAGTGAATTCCGTATCCAGCGCGCCGTCGTCCAGGCCCATGTCGATGTCTACCGCACCGGCCATGCCGCCGCCGCGGTACTTCTCAAACTTGCGGGTGACTTTCGGCAGGGTGATGGACTCAACCAGCCCCTGCCAGTTGTTGCCTGCGTTAAACACGTTCAGATGTTTGAGCTTGCGGGGTAATGCCATGTTTCAGTCTCCTTATGCGCTGACGCGGCTGCTGAAATCGACCAGGTACTGGTCGGTGATGCGCTGGCGCAGCAGCAGGTTTTCCAGCGGTGGCACCGGCGTGTAGTCGTAGTCGATAGTCAGCTTGCCCGCCTTCAGCGTGTCCTTGTCGTTCACGCTTTCATCCAGCCAGCAGTCCGCCCCGATGAGGTAGCCCTGATTCACCAGGCTGCGCAGCTTCGCGCGGATGCTCTCGATGATGTCGCGGGCCAGCGACGGATTCAGCGGACCGTCAACGGCCCACATCTGCGCCTCTGCCATGGTGTCCATCAGCACCTGCGCGGTGCGGGTGTAACACTCAAACTGAAACAGCGCGTCATCGCTGAGACAGCGGGAACCCCAGAAGCGGAAGCCGTCTTTGCGGATCAGCGTGGTGACGTCGTTCTGGTTCAGCAGGCCCGCGTCCGTCGCCGGATCCTGCAGGTCCCAGAAGACGTCTTTGGAAATGCCGGTGACGCCGTTCACCCCGACGTTTGACAGGGACTTGTGCCAGCCGGTCTGCTCGTCGATTTTGGCGCGCAGGCCGAGCGCGCGGGCGGTGGCGTAGGCCGTCGCGTCCGCTTTCAGCACGGTGTCAAAGTTGATGAAGTCAGGCCAGATAAGCATCCCTTCGCGCTGGCTGAAGTTGGCACGGTAGGCAATGGCCTCTTCTACGCTTTTGCAGCCGTAGGCCGACAGGTAGGCAAAGCCGCGCAGGCTCTCCGCCACGCTCAGCAGCTCGGTCGCAACGGCCTGCGTGTCATGTCCCGGCACGCCGAGAATGCGCGGCTTGACGCCACAGACGGCCTGCGCGGCCAGCAGCGCCTTCATGCCGGTGCGCTGGCCATCGGTCACGCCGCCGATGATGTTAGCGGTGGTTTCCGCCTCGGTTTCGCCCTGCGGCACGCGCACAACAACGGTGACGGGCTTGGACTGGTCGGCGATGGCGTCCAGCGAGCGGGCCAGCGTGCCGGACTCGCCAGCCTTGCCGCTGGCGGTGAGCACGTCTGTCAGCAGCACCGGGCGGTTGAGCGGAAAGGTTGCCGCGTCGGCGTCGTCGCCGGTGCAGACCAGACCGACGATTGCCGTGCTGACGGTGGTAATAGTTCGGGTGCCCTCGTTGATTTCCTCAACGCGCACGCCGTGGTGATAATCCTGAGCCATGTGGCGGTTCTCCTGTAAAGGGGTTCCGCTATGGTGAAAGGTGGCGGGCGCGGGCGCACCCTGCGGGCATTGTGTAGAAAATCACACAAGGAACAGCGATAAAAAAAGCGCCCCGGCGGGCGCTCATCCTGTCAGACCGGGGGCTGCGGCCACTCTTCCGGCGACTGCGCTTCCGCATCTGCACGGCTCAGCAGGACGCGGTATTTCTTCCACGCGGTCAGCTGCGCCTTTTCCTCATCCGTTGCCATATCCAGATCAACCGCATCCTGCAGCATCTGCACTTTTTGCGTTGCCTCGCGCAGACGGGCGGCAAGGATGGCCTGCTTCGCCTGCGTGCTGAGTTCAGACACCATAGGCGGCCCTTTTACCACCTCGCCGCCGATAAGCTGGCAGTCCTGCCCGACCGATTCAAACTGCGCCTGGGTCAGCTCGGCCAGCTCCATGGCGGAATAGTTCTCTGCGTCCGCCTGGCTGAAGGCAATCATCATCCCGTCGATATAGTGACCGGCATTCACCGACACAAAGTAACGCTTCTCAAACGGCAGAACCTGATCCGCCTCGCTCTGCTCAGCAGCTAAATTTTCCTGTTCGCTCATGCTCATCACCAGATTGCCAGAAGGTTAACGTTAAGGGCCGAATCGTTGTTGTTATAGATACCGGCGTTGCCCGCGCCGACGCCGGTAGACCATACCGCAGGATCGCCGTTGATGCCGGTTATGAATACGGCCGGCGGGGCCGTAAAGCCTGCCGGGTATGTCCAGATGACGTTGGTTTTTGCCGGAATACTCAGGTTCTGACGGCACCACTGTGCGCCGTTCGGCAGCTTAATCCAGGCACCGTTTCCGTTAGTGCCCGCCTGAAACTGCCCGTAAGCGACGGCGCTGTTAGCACCCGTACCGCCCGCCACGGCAAAGCCCTGATTTGCATCCCCGCCTTTGTAGGCATAGTTTCCCAGCACGAAGTTCAGGCGCGCATTGCTGACAGCGGCGTTTGTTTCGCCGTTATTGCGAACGTAAAAATCCGTCTGGTCATTGCCGTTCAGGTTCGCCTTTTTACTCAGCCCGTCATTCAGCAGCGAAACCGGCACGGCGGCGTTGCTATCCGTCGGCGCACTCAGCACCAGGAACTTTTGCGTCGCAGAACCGCCCAGCAGGGCGCGCAGTGCCAGCGCGGTGTTCATCTGCCCGCGATTGACAGCATGGCCGTCAAGCGTGGCGTCTTTGACGGAAAACTGCTGATTGACGTTGCCCGCAAGCAGCGCGCGCGCGGCCAGCTGATTCGTCATTGTGGTGGCAAAGTTCGGGTCGTTGCCCAGCGCGGCGGCCAGCTCGTTCAGCGTGTCCAGCGCCTCCGGGGAAGACGCGACCAGCTGCGCAATGGCCGCCTGCACAAAGGCGGTCGTGGCAAGCAGCGTTGAGTTGTTGCCCGTCGCTGGCGTCGGGGCTTTGGGCGTGCCGGTAAGCAGCGGGCTGTCTTTGGGCGCATACTGCTTGTGCGGGTCCGCCGCTGCAATATGCTTTGCCATCAGGTCGTCCGCGTACTGCCTGACCTCGATCACGGCCTGGCTCACCTTGCTGTCAACATACTGCCGCGTTGCCAGCACCACGGCCGGATCAATCTTCAGGGTGATAGCGTCCGTACTGTTCACGATGATGAGCATGCGCACGGTCTGCGTGCGGCCGCTGCCTTCCTGCAGGGCAGGCTTGTAGGTTTCCGGCGTGTTACAGACCGCGATCAGCGTCCCCTCCGCATCAAACAGGCCCATTTCCCGGATCCAGAATCCGCCCTCCGTTTCGGGGATCACCTGCTCGGCAATCACCTGGCTCGCATTGGTGGCATCGATACTCAGCGTATTGATGGCCGCCCGGCGCACCTCGTTTACCAGCTTTGTCTGGCTGGCGTTCGGCGTGGGCAGCGTGCCGCCGCCGTCGCCCACGGCCATCTGCGTGATATTCAGTTTTGTGCCAAGCGCGGCGGCGTTGGCAATTTTGGCCGCGCCGAGGTTGGTCACGATTGCGTAAAATTTTTGTGTCATTGTCCGACTTCCATCAGGTCGATAACGTGAACCGCCGCGCCCGCATACGTCGGGCCGCTGACGGAAAGAATTTCCGGGGTGTACGGGTAAATCGAGAGATCGTCACCGTCGTAGCTCGCGGCCGCTATGCGGGTTTCGCCGCTCACCTGCAGATTGATGGACATGCCCAGCAGGTGACGGCTGCACGGCTTGGCGTCACTGATGAGCCGCTCCAGCTCCTGATAGGTTTCTTCCGTAATGCCCTGGTCCTGCACGCCGATGTCCAGGCGAAACGTGCCGGGCGCTTCGCCGGTTTTCCACCATTCAATAACGCGGATCAGGAACCCGAACGGCTCCACCACGCGCCGGATAGCGCTGATGGTTCCCTTGTGCTGATGAATATAAAACGCATCGAGCACCACCTGCCGCTTGACGCTTTCCGCCCAGCCTTCGTCCCATCGGTCCACCGAAAACGCCCAGGCGAGATACGGCAGAAAGCTGACCGGGCAGGTTGCCGGGTTCCACAGGTCGCGCAGGGGTACGTTCAGGCCGGTAATGCCGCTGCAGGCTTCCGCCAGGCGGCGCTCCAGCGCGGACGAGCCGGACGGCATCAGGCTGCTGTTGCTCATGTCAGTACCTCGTCAGCCGCCACTGAAATGTCCGTACCGGTGCAGTTACCCGCCGCCGTGCGGTCCAGGATGATGTCCGCCGCCGGTTCGATCATTTCCACCCAGTCCACGCCGGGCACGCGCAGCACCGCCCCGTAGGACTCGCGGCGCACGCTGCGGCCCAGCTTTTTCTGCTCGGTGAGGTAAGCGGCCAGCTGCGCGTTTGCCACCTCAAGGCAGGGGCCGGCCGCCACGCCATCAAACAAGTGCAGTTTTGCCTTCACGCTGTAGTCATGAATGGTCGCGCCCTGTACGGTGACGCGGTCCGCTACGGGCCGCACCGTTTCCGCGTTCAGCGCGGTGTCCACTGTAGCCAGCAAATCCCCCGCCGCTTCGCCGTTGCCTTCGCGGCTCAGGACGGTTATCAGCACGCTGGCCGGTGACGGGCTGGTTGCCGACACGTCCTGGACGCGGCCGTCCGCGCTTTTTGCGTGAAACTCATAGGCCGCCGTCGGCCCGGCCACGCTCAGCCCCTCAAACGCCTCCGGCACGCGCACGCGCAGGGCATCGTCGGTTTCCATCACGGCATCGACAGGCGGCACTGCGTCAGGGTCAGCCGGGGTCACGGTCAGGCGCTGCACGTTATAGCTTGCGGCCAGCTGGTCCAGATCGCTGCCGAGCGCGTACGCCACCATGACCGCCTGCGCCGCCTCGTTGATGCGCTGGCGCAACAGGATTTCCCGGTAGGTATTTTCCTGCAGCGTCTTCACCATGGGATCGGACTCCAGCGCCAGCACGCGGCGCACCGCCGCCTGCTCCTCCGCCGGGTAGAGCGCGATCAGCGCCTCTTTGCGCTCGGCCAGCAGGGTTTCAAAGTCCGGCACCTCAATCACTTCAGGCGCGGGCAGCTGGGAAAGGTCAATTACTGCCACTGTTCACCCCCGTTGAAACAGACATGGCAACCGGCGAGCCGTCATCCCGCTGGCCGGTCAGTTCAACCACCATTGAGCCGTCAAAGGCGCTGGTAATGTTGACGGTGTTCAGCCTGATGCGCGGCTCCCAGCGGCTTAGCGCGGTATACACCGCCGCCATCACCTGCAGGCGGATCACGTCGTTTTGTGGCTGGTCAATCAGCACCGACAGCAGCGAGCCGTAATCCCGGCGCTGCAGGCGGCTGCCTTCCGGCGTCATCAGAATGTCACGCACGCTCTGCCGGATATGGTCGATGTCGGTGATCGCCTCGCCGGTGTCGCGGTTCATGCCGAGATACATCATTGCGGACCTCCTGACATATCGCTGCCGGACTTCACGCCGCCGTGCTGATGGGTATGCACCACGACGCCGTTTGAACTCATGCCGCCGCCGCCCTGCGTCACCGCACCATTCATCACGGTTTCGCTGTTGATCCGGGTCTGGTCAGCGTCCACACCAAACTGCTCAGTGATGAGCTGGATCCCGTCGGCCGCCTCTATGCGCACGCTTTTGATGTTCTTTATCAGCAGCTGACCGGTTTCCGGCTCGTACTGAAACCAGCCGCCGTCCTGAAACACGGTTGTCGCGCCGTTTTCTGAGTAGTCCGGCGGCGGGAAGGCGTCGGAATAGATAGCGGGCAGCGCAAAGGCGGTTTCGAGGTTACCGCCCAGGCTCAGCAGCACAACCTGCTCGCCAACGGTGGGTTTCCACCATGTGCGGGTGCTACCGGCGCGCAGGGTGAGCCAGTTAATCCAGTTGGTTTCGATGTCGCCCGTTTTCACCCGGCACAGCCAGTTCACCGGGTCCACCTCGGACACGGTGCCGGTGCGGATCAGGTTGGTGATAAGGCGCATAATTTCGGTTAGTTTATAGTCCATCAATTGATAATGGACTGAATGCATCAGCTTGTAATAAGGTGTGCTTTGTGTAGGTAATAGCACAATGAGTCTTATCAACTAAAATACAAAAAAGGATGAAAATGTATACTTTACAGAGTGTTACTATTAATGGCTTCTGGAAAAGGCTTAAGGCAGAGTGCGTCTTTAACAATGATGTAACCATCGTCATTGGCCGTAATGGTACTGGTAAAACCACTTTTATGAATATATTACATGCTGTTTTATCGGTTGAGCTTGATAATGTTAATGAGAACGACTTTAGCTCGGTTGAGATTAAACTGAAGGAAAAAAATAAAATAAAAACAATAAAAGTCACGAAACATGATGATATTACAAGGCCTTTTCCTTCATTTGAGTATCAAATTTCTAATAAAAGATATCCTGTTCATGCTCTCGGTGACGACAGGAGATATTCCTATATGGTGAAGAGAAAATACCAGCAAGAAGTAGAAGTACTCAAAAATGAGCTGAACAAGCTTGTATCATTATCTTCTCTTTCCGTATATAGGTTAAGAAGTGGAGAAGATCTCGAGATAAGGGATGTTTCAGGGATTAAATTTATAAACCCTGTAGATTATAGATTAAACCAGTTACTATTGACACTTACGAAATATCAGCTTGATCTTACCCAAAAAGCAAGAGAGGTAGCCTTAGAGTTACAAAAAGAAGTTTTAGCTTCTATATTATACTCACAAGAAGATCGAGAGAATAAGAATTTTAAATGGAGATTCAATAAAGACGAAGAAAGGAAAAACTTAATATCAGCCTATACACAACTTAATGCAATAGATAACGAGATTAAAAAGAAAATAAATTATCACGTTGAAACTATCGATAAAACATTTCAGGAGATCAATGATAATTCAAAAAAAGATAAAGCAATAGCTATTGATTATAGTTCTCTTGAGGCATTAAGAAAAACCCAGAGAATAATAACCATGTCTTTAAAGGCAGAGGATAGAACTCGAGAGATATTTTCCCCCATAGAGCTTTTCCTTGATACATTGCAAGAGTTTATAATTGACAAAAAATTTTCATTTGTTAGCGGGGAGTTAACAATAAAAAATGTTCATGGAAGAATTACCCATCACAGCTTATCTTCAGGCGAAAAACAATTACTTATTTTATTTATTGAAACACTGTTGCAGCAAGGTCAAACATATATTTATTTAACTGATGAACCTGAGCTATCACTTCATATAGCATGGCAAAGGAATATTATACCAGCCATAAAAAAACTAAATCCCAATGCGCAAGTTATTGCTGCCACTCACTCGCCTGAAGTTGCATCGAAATACAGGGGTTCTATTTTTGACATGGAGAAATTAGTTCATGGATGAACTCAACCATTCCCTCGAAGCTGAAGATATTTTAAATCTATTTTATCAAAGCGATTATATTGTATACGTTGAAGGGCAGGATGATATTTGTTTTTGGGAAAAGATTCTGAAAGAAACCACAGATTTGAAATTTGAAGTTCAAGATGTTGGTGGTAGCACTCAGCTTTTGAATTACATGAATGCGATAATAGAAAATGACTTAAAGGTCATTGTAGCATGTGACTCAGATTTAACATTTTTTGATGGCGAGCAAAAAGTTCATTCCCGCATATTAAGAACGTATGGATATGCTATAGAAAATACCTATATCAGTCATTCGAGCATAAAGTTAATAATTAAATCAATAGCAAAGTTGAAAGCACAGCAAGCAGATTTTTTGCCGGTTGCAGAGTGGCTAGATGATCTTGCTAACAAAACTCGCGAGCTTATCCAGTTAGATATTTTCAATCAGATTAATAAGTGCGGTATATCTGTTGTTGGTGACAATGCAACAAGATTTATGAAAAACGCAAACTCGTGCGTTTTATGTGAGGAGAAAATTGGAGTATTCATTGATCAAATAAAAGCAAGCTTACCTGGATATAATTCTGAAGAAACAGCGAGCCAAATAGCATCTCGAGGGCTGAGTCATATTTCATGGTTAAGAGGGCATTTCCTTTTTTCAGCGGTAGCTAAATTCATAAGCACTCAGGCGTCGAGATTTGGGAAAAAACCCTCTATTTCTAATGAATCGCTTTACTCAAATTTCATGAGTCTTTTTGAGAACGACTTCAACGGTATGCACCGAGAATATGAATATTATCATTCAATAACAAATAGTGCACAACTTTGATTTGATAGCGCTGCAGATAATGCAGCGCATTTTTTATTCATTTATTACCTGAGTATTTTAATGGGGTTAAACGATATAAAAGTAATCTCATCACATTTAATTCCACTTCTTTATTTATGCCTAAAAGCGTGCGCTCCGCATATTTGACCTGCGTGCCACGCCGGTTTACCCGGTCGCGCAGGCCGTAGTGATGCACGCGGACCAGCTTCTGCACCGCAGGCGCAAAGGCTACTTCGGCCTGATCGGCGCTGGCCTGCGCCTTCAGGTACTTTGTGGTTTTAAGCTTCGCAAACATCTTGCGCCGGATCCGACCCGGCTTCGTGCGGGCCGTGGCACGACGGGGTTCCCATGCGGTGCCGTCCGGGGCGCGCTGCGCCGTGATGTTCGCCTGCTGAATGCGGCGCACGTCGCGCGCGACCTCGCGCAGCATCCTTTTTCTGGCCGACGGTTCAAGCTGCGCCAGCAGCGCATCCAGCCAGGCGTCAACCTCATGCAGTTCAGCCATGGCGCGCCGTCCAGAATTCCTCCGGCGAGTCCGGCTCCGGTATGGCCTCGACCGTCATTTTCCCGTCTACCTCCCGCGCCAGCACCCGCTCGGTCAGCTTCAGGTTCATGCTGATGTCGCAGCGGTCATTGCCGAGAATGTCGGCCTCAAAAGTGAAGAGCTTTTCCCGCTCGCCGGGGTTCTGCAGGGCGTCCGGCTGATTCTTCCGCAGCCAGAACATCACCGGGGCCATCAGCAGGTTCTGGTCGCCGGTAAAGTCGGTAATCACCACGTTCAGGGTGTAGCGGTATTCCCATGAGATCGACGCGGCGGACGTGGCGACCAGCGCGCCGTTATCCACGAACAGGTGCAGTCGGTCGGGATTGTCCGCCACGTAGGGCACGGCTTTATTCAGGGCGTTTCGCAAGGACTGCGGCTTGTTCATCGTCTTTTTCCTGGCAGCTGATAATGGTATCGACCTTGTCCGCGCACGCCGCCCAGGCGGCCTCGGTTTCATCCAGCAGGGCGTTCAGGTCGCCGTTACTTTGCGGCGCGGCCGGGTCCAGCTGGCAGCGGGTGATTTTGGGACAGCCACTCACGGTAAGATTCACCTCCGGCAAGGGCCGGTCGCTGACGCAGCCGGACAACAGGATCAGGCAAAGGGGAATCAGCCCAGCGGCGCAGGTCTTCATTTTCACGTTTAAGCTCCTCAATGGTGCGTTGCCGGTCACGCAGCAGTCTGCCGTTTTGCTCGGCGGAGGCATAAAGCTGCGTCTGCGCCTGGCTGTTCGTCTGCGTCAGAATGTTCAGGGCGATCAGCTGGCCGTTCTTCTGCGACAGCTTTTTGCCCTGGTCCGCAATCGCCGCCTGCTGCGTGCTGATGGTGTGGTGCGCATTGCTGAGCCGCCATGACTGCACGCCGAGCGCGGCCAGCAGGAGAAGGGCAAGCGCTGCTGCCAGCAGCACCCGCTTCATGCGCCCGCCCCCCTGAGACACCACGCCATTTCACGCAGGCGGCGGTTATCCAGCCCCTGATTAAATACGCCTTTTACGTACACCCAGCGCGGCAGCTGTCCGCAGGCCTCACGCCATCGCCCCTGTTTCAGCAGCGCTACCATGGTTGATCCGCAGGCGTTGCCGGTGCCGACGTTGAACGCCAGCGACACCAGCGCGTCATAAACCTGCTGCGGCATTGATACCGCCACGCAGCGCGCCAGTACCGCCTCGACGCGTAACACGTTGGTGATGAAGTTGCCCGCCGCCTGCCGTTCCGTGATGGATTTACCCGGCACTACGCCGCGCGTGTTGCCGATCCCGTCGGTCCAGACGCCAGCGCTGCACTGGTACGGCTGCAGGCGGCAGCCCTCATAGTCCGCGATGAGCTTCAGCCCCTCCACGGAAGTGTGCAGCTGCTGAAAGCCGGGCAGCGTGGCGGCCAGCGCCAGCACTACGCCCACGGCGCAGCGCTTAACGGTTTGCAGATTCATATTCCTCCCGCGTGATGCGCCCGCTTGCCAGCAGCAGGTAGGTTTTGTGCTTGTAGTACCAGCTGATAAGCGCCATCAGCAGGCCGATGAAGACACCGGCCACGGTTGAAACGTCCTTCAGATCCATGCCACCCAGCCACGCCATCACTACCGCTACGCACCAGGTGATAAAGGTGCTGATTTTTTCCCACATTTTTCAGTCCCAAAGCTGGACGGCCTGCACGGTTGCCGTCGTTGTCACGTCCGGCAGCTCCACTTCCAGCCCGTGCGGCAGGATGGGGCCATACTCAGACAGCCCCGGATTCGCCCGTATAACCTGCTCGGTCATGCCCTGCGTGCGCCCGTAGTGACGCCAGCAGATCGCGTCTACCGTGTCGTACTGCTGCGCACGCACTTTCATCAGATAAGCTCCACGGTGCTGTGCGGCAGGTTCTGCACGCGGCTGATGGCCCAGCGCGCATCCCGCCACAGGTCGCCGGTCGTGTCGGCCAGCTCCTCGCCGCGCTTCGCCGCAGCGGCAGTCGCGTCAAAGTCCTGGTAGCGCTCGTTGAGCACCGCACGGGTCCAGCACCACACCGCGTTAAAGTAGTGATGCACGCGCACACTCTCACCGGCCAGCTTCTCCGCCGGCACGTCGGCCAGGGTGTTAAACCCGCGCAGCTCCTGCCGCTCACGCCATGAATAAAGCTCGGTATTGACCTCCGCCATCGCGGTGAGCACCACCTGCTTTAAGCGCTCCGGCGTCACGGTGCCGTCTACGCGCATTGCGGCTCTGAACTTCGCCAGATCGACGTCCGGCCAGAACGAGTTGTTGGGGATAATTTCCGGCGTTACCGTCGCCTTCTGCGGCGCTACAAATTCCATAGCCTTGATACTCCTGAAAAGGTTGGGCGGTGGACGGGGTTTTGATAAGGCTCAGCCTGTCGCCACCCCGTGCCGCCCCGCGCGTGGGCACGTCCGGTTATCAGCTGGCGTTGCGGATTTTCCGCTCCAGCTGCTCAATGTCTTTTTTCACGCCGCAGCGCTCGTCGAGCTGCAGCGCCTGCTTAAGGTGATTCAGGGCCATAACGGGCTGGCTGCCGGTGAGCACGTAGCCGATAGACTTGTGCAGGCGGGCGCGCGACTGGTCTGGCATATCCAGCCCGTCGGTTGCCTCCAGCGTCTGCATCAGCAGGGCAGGATCGAAGTTGCTTTCTGCCATCAGGGCATTTCTGGCGGCGTCGGCCATCTCTTCGGCCAGCAGGGTCTGCACGTTGCGGTTAAACCCCTGCGGCATAGACCAGCCGTGCTTAAGGGCATGGCGTCCGACGGCCAGCGCCCCGGCATAATCCCCGGCGTCAATGCGCCAGAGCATCACGTACATCAGCACGTCATCCTGCTGCGCGCCGTCGGCGGCCAGCACGCCGTCTACCCAGGCGGCATATTTCGGCAGCACTTCCACCTTGATTTCGGCTTTTTTGACGTTGGACTGAATGCCCTTGAGGCGGCGGCGGTCTTCACCCAGCTGCATCAGCATCAGCTCGTAGCCGTTCGCGTGCCGGGCAGAGCCGCCCGTACGGGCGGCCTGCTCAGCCTGAACGCGCAGGCGGTGCTGCCGTGCGGGACTCAGGCTCATGGTTTACGCTCCGGCACCGGCATCAGCGGGCGCGCTAAAGTCGCCGATGGTGATGTTTTCGATCAGCGCGGCGCAGCGGTAATCCTCCACCACGTACGCCTCGTTAACCGACTCGTAGTTCTCGATGCGGTCGCGCTTCGGATTGTCGATAACCGAGCGGCGGCGGGTGTCCTCCTGCCAGTAAATCGACAGGTTATCCAGACGGGTGATCAGCAGGGCGTTAGCCGGGAAGTACGGCGCGCGCACCGCCTGCAGGCCGCCCATACGTTTCTGGCTGATGATGAGATCGGCGGCAAGCTTTTCGGTATTGGCCTGCTCGTTGTTGACCAGCGGGAAATACTTGTCAGACAGCAGCTCGCGCCCGCAGATAACTACCATTTCGTCATCGTCCTGGAAGATGGGATCGATAAGCTCGTTAACCGCATCCATGACCAGCGCGTCCAGGTTGAGATATGCGCCACCTTTGCCGACCTTCACCGATCCGGCGGTGGTTTCGCCGTCTTTAGTCGTGCTGCCCATCACGTTGTCCGGGGCGTCTTCGCGCAGCTTCTGCAGCCAGCCTTTGTTGACGTCCTGCAGCAGCGGGTTCTCTGCGCGGTTAGAGGTTTTGGCGCGCTTCACGCCGTTGAAGCCGATCATGATGCGGTCCAGCGCCTGGCGCTTCACGATGGCGTCGCGGATGCGGGTCTGGAAGTCCTGAAACTTCGCCCACATGTCCAGCTTCGCGTAGGTAATGGCCGTGTCGAAGTTGGTCTGCTCGCACTTGTACTCGGTGTCGGTCATCGCCGTTGGATCGGTCGGCTCGCGGTCCTTAGAGCTGGTATCGGTAGTGCCCGCGATGGTGCTGCCAACGCCGAGGCCCAGCAGCTGGCCAGACTGTTCGGATACGGCGATAACGTTAACCAGCGTCAGAAACGCGGTGCTCTGCTGAATGGTGTCTTCCAGCGTCTGCGCCACGGACGGCTCTACGCTGAACTTGCTGGAAAGCTCCGCAATCTCCACGGAATAGATGCGCGCCAGCTGGCTCAGGTAGGCGTTAAAGGCAAAACGGGTCTGTTTTTTCATGGGGTGTACTGCTCCTTAGCAGTTGGTCAGGTGAGCGGCCGGCGCATCGCCGCCCGGTGCGCGCTGGCGGTAGTCGGGGCGGCTGTCTGCGCGCTCCAGCTGCTCTTTGAGTTCGTTAAAGGCTTCCTTCTGCGCCGACAGGTCATCCAGTTGCGTCTGCAGGCTGATTTTCAGCTGGCTCAGACGCTCGGCCTGCTCGCCCAGCGTCCTGTCGGTGCGGGTGCCATAGTTCTGCTGCTCGCTGGCAATCAGCTCTACCGCCTGATGCACGTCGCTGAAACGGTCATCGTCGGTCTGCTTTTGTTTGGCAAACATCGCCTTGATGCGGGTAAACAGGGCGGGCTTTTCCTCCGGCACCTCTTCCAGCTCGATCACGGTTTCGGTGGCAGCGGTAAAGAGGTTGTCCGGGTGCTGCTTGCGGTTTGCCAGCGGGTTCTTTTCCGCCGACGCGCTGAACGCCAGCATTTCGGTGCCGAGGCTCGCCGGATCGTCCGTGGCAGCCAGGCCGACCAGGTAGGCTTTGCCGGTGTCGGCAAATTTGGTGCTGACCTCCATGGAGGTGAAAAGCTTCTGGCCCTTTTTGACCAGCTCGACGAGGGAATCCGTCGGCAGAATGTCGGCGTAAAGCGCCATTTTTCCGGCCAGTGGTCCGTCGGTGATTTCCTCCGCAACCAGCGCGCTCACCGAGCCGTAGCGGTTAAAGGTGCTGTCCGGGGCATAAGATTTGATGTGCTCCAGATTAATCAGCGCGGTGTAGACCTGCGGGTTGTACGCAGCGGCCATCTGCACGAGCCACTCGCGGGAAATTTCGCGCCCGTCCGTGGTGGCACCTTCCACCCCGATCCGAAAACGCTTTGCAGTTACTGTCATGAGCCAGGCTCCGTTGTGAAAAATCGCTTTAAGGCTCTATGTTTGCGGCGGGAGGGGTATCGAAACAACGCGGGGCCATTGTGCGGAAAACCACACAATGAGGGGCGGCGGAAAAGGGACCGCCGGGGCCGTATTTTGGGGCCATGACAACGACACTCGCCCCCGAAGACCTCGATCCCCGCAGGCAGGCCTTGCTCCTGTACTTTCAGGGATACCGTATCGCCCGCATTGCTGAAATGCTGGGAGAGAAACCCGCAACTGTTCACAGCTGGAAGAAGCGCGACAAGTGGAACGACTACGGCCCGCTTGACCAGATGCAGCTCACTACCGCCGCGCGTTACTGTCAGCTGGTTATGAAGGAGACGAAAGAAGGGAAGGACTACAAGGAAATTGACCTGCTGGCGCGCCAGTCCGAGCGCCACGCCCGCATCGGCAAGTTCAGCAACGGCGGGAACGAGGCGGACCTTAACCCGAAGGTGGCAAACCGAAACAGCGGCCCCCGTAAGCCACCGGAAAAAAACGTATTCAGCGACGAACAGATCGAGAAGCTGCAGGAGATTTTCCACGGCTCGATGTTCGGCTATCAGCGCCAGTGGTGGGATGCGGGCAACAAGCACCGCATCCGCAACGTGCTTAAATCCCGTCAGATCGGCGCGACGTTTTATTTTGCCCGCGAGGCGCTGATCGATGCCCTGACCACCGGGCGCAACCAGATTTTTCTCTCAGCCAGCAAGGCGCAGGCGCACGTCTTTAAGCAGTACATCATGGAGTTCGCCAAAGAGGTGGATGTAGAGCTGAAAGGCGACCCGATGACGCTCAGCAACGGCGCGTGCCTGTACTTCCTCGGCACCAATGCCCGCACCGCGCAGAGCTACCACGGCAATCTCTACCTGGATGAATATTTCTGGATCCCGAAGTTTCAGGAGCTGCGCAAGGTGGCGTCCGGCATGGCCCTGCACAAAAAATGGCGGCAGACCTACTTTTCCACCCCGTCCAGCCTGACGCACAGCGCCTATCCGTTCTGGTCCGGCGCGCTCTTCAACCGTGGGCGCGCTAAGGCGGACCGTGTGGACATCGACCTGACCCACGGCAACCTGTCGCCGGGCCGCTTCTGCGATGACGGCCAGTTCCGCCAGATTGTCACGGTTGAAGATGCGGTGCGCGCCGGCTGTAACCTGTTCGACCTCGATCAGCTGCGCCTGGAGTACAGCCCGCCGGAATATCAGAACCTGCTGATGTGCGAATTCGTGGACGACCTGGCGTCCGTGTTCCCGCTGCAGCTGCTGCAGAAGTGCATGGTAGACAGCTGGGAAGTCTGGAACGACTTCGAGGCGCTGGCGCTGCGCCCGTTCGGCTGGCGCGAAGTCTGGATCGGCTATGACCCGGCGAAGGGCACGCAGAACGGCGACAGCGCCGGGTGCGTGGTTATCGCACCGCCTGCCGTGCCGGGCGGCAAGTTCCGCATTCTGGAGCGGCACCAGTGGCGCGGCATGGACTTCCGCGCGCAGGCCGAGTCCATCAAAAAGCTGACGCAGCAGTATAACGTCACCTATATCGGCATTGACTCCACCGGCGTCGGCCTCGGCGTCTATGAAAACGTGAAGATGTTTTTCCCGGCGGTGAAAGAATTTGTCTACAACCCGAACGTGAAAAACGCCCTGGTGCTTAAAGCGTTCGACATCATCAGCAGTGGTCGCCTGGAGTTCGACGCCGGGCACCTCGACATCGCGCAGTCATTCATGGCAATCCGCCGCGCCACCACGGCCAGCGGCAACCGCCCGACCTACGAAGCCAGCCGCAGCGAAGAGGCAAGCCACGCCGATCTCGCCTGGGCGACGATGCACGCGCTGGCAAACGAACCGCTGCAGGGCGAAGCCGCCCACAGCCGCAACATTATGGAGATTTACTGATGAGCAAACGCAGGAACCGCACGCGCACCCAGCCCGTGCAGCAGCAGATGGCCGGCGGTGCGGCGGCAGAGGCTTTTACCTTCGGCGACCCGGTGCCTGTACTGGACCGCCGCGAGCTGCTTGACTACGTGGAGTGCGTTATTAACGATCGCTGGTATGAACCGCCGGTGAGTTTTGACGGGCTGGCGCGTACGTTTCGCGCGGCCGTGCATCACAGCTCGCCGCTGAACGTGAAGCGCAACATCCTGACCAGCTCGTTTATCCCGCATAAGCTGCTGAGTCAGCATGCCTTCAGCCGGTTTGTGCAGGACTATCTGGTGTTCGGCAATACGTATCTGGAGAAACGTACCAACCGCCTCGGCGGGGTGATTGGGCTGGAGCCAGCGCTGGCAAAGTTTACGCGGCGCGGAACCGATCTCGACACCTACTGGTTTGTGCAGTATGGACTGAGCACGCAGCCTTACCAGTTCACTCCGGGCAATGTCTTCCACCTGATGGAGCCGGATCTGAATCAGGAAGTTTACGGCCTGCCGGAATATCTTTCGGCCATCCCGTCTACGCTGCTGAACGAGTCGGCGACGCTGTTCCGCCGCAAGTATTACCTCAATGGTAGCCACGCGGGTTACATCATGTACGTTACTGACCCCGCGCAGAATCAGGAAGATGTGGACGCGATGCGCAAAGCCATGAAAAGCGCGAAGGGCCCTGGCAACTTCCGCAACCTGTTTATGTACTCGCCGAGCGGTAAAAAGGACGGTATCCAGATCATCCCGCTGTCAGAGGTTGCGGCAAAAGATGAGTTTTTGAACATCAAGAACGTGAGCCGGGATGACATGCTGGCCGCACACCGGGTACCGCCGCAGATGATGGGCATTATCCCGAACAATACTGGCGGGTTCGGTGACGTAGAGAAGGCCAGCCGCGTGTTCGTACGCAATGAACTGATGCCGCTGCAAAAACGCTTCGAGGAACTAAATAGCTGGCTAGGTGAAGAGGTCATAAAATTCGAAAAGTATGATCTCGCAATACAAAATTAATAAAGCGGGCCATGCCCGCTCTAATAGGTTCCCGAAGATAGATACTCGCCCGAATGTTCTGCTGACAAGCTGATATATTCAACACGCCACTGATCCATTTTACGGAGAGAATAAAGCGTAAAATTTGTATCAGCAACAGGAAGACAATCCTCTAAAGCTATCATTTCAGCAGTGTCAGCTGTGCCATAATATTGTTCAAAAATCTTTTTGAGCTCACGAGCAGCAGCAGCAGCAGCCTCACGTGTTGCTGTGCCACCCTCGATGCCATCATATACAACGCTGATGGATAGCTCATATGGTAAACCTTCTGGTAGATCTTCGAATCTGGCTTCACCTAAATCAAAAAAAATGCCTACTAACTCATCTGCATACTTTTCAATGATTTTTGCGACTTCGCCTTCGAATGCGAACTTTCCTTCGTCGTAGGCTCTAAGGCGGTCTTCGAAAGAATTAGGGAATGCAGGTCGGCCATATTTAGCAGCCAGCCATTGCTTTAGCCCTTGCTTTTCATCGTCAGTGATCAGCATCTCTGCATCAAAATCTTCACAGTCAAAGCTTGCCTTTGGTATGACGACTTTTTTGTCATGCCTCAATTCAATGGCAGATGTCTCATCAAAGCACAAGTGTAATATTCGAGGATGCTTAGCCCTTTTAAACTGACGCTGTGCCTTCTTAACTTCTCCGATGATAACTTCTACAAACTTATCAGACGGACTCTGCAAGTCGCAGTCGTGAGTAATCACGACTGCTTTAAGTTTGTCTTGCCCTGGCTTAATCAAGCCAAGCGAAATAGCGTCATCTGTTTTAAGAATGTGCCCCTGTCTCCAGGATGTGCCAAAGCCAAGCATGTTCCTCTCTCTTAATCTCTTACATCTGCACTAGGAATAGATACATATGACTTCCAGCTATCCGTAGATTTAGCCTTAGTTTCTCTTCCGATGACTTGATCAGCCTCGCTCTTTCTGGCTTTAGACTCATCAATTAACGTTGAAACGGCTTCGAGCCAGTCTCCACCATTTTTTACTATATCCAGTATGGTTAAGCCGTTAAAAGCCTTGATTTTACTCAGGTTTTTCGCATCTGTAACATTAGCCTTGACGAACTCATCAGAAATTCTGCTTAGGGCTAAGATGTATTGTTCATTTTTTTGGTCTTCAGGTAAAAATTCGCCCGAAACCCATTTATACAAAGCTTGTCTCGTAACGCCTAAGTCTCTTGCAAGCTCAGACATTGATGGATTAATAACATTACGTATATTTTCAAGATGTTGAGCAATAGTTCTTACCTCAACATCATTTGCACCAATGTCACCGTAACGAAGATCGATACCATCAAGATTAAACTCTTGATGTACTCTTGGCTTAACATATTCCATCCATTGTGGCAGGTCTTCTACAAAATAACTCGAACCTGTTCCCGACAGCAAAAAAGCAGTAGCAATCACAGTACAAGTACCTACTCCAGCTTTTGAAGTCGTTAATGGACGTTCAAAGCCACTACCAATAACTGATGTGTACATAACCCCCCCCTAAACAGTTACTTCCACTTCTCCAAAGCAAATGGTGAAACCATACTTTCAAAAGCTGATTTCAATATTCCATGAAGTGATAATAACTGTTGGTTGATTTTCTCACTATCAGGTTGCATGTTGCCTTCAACATAATGATCAGTATCAATCACACAGTGCCACCGAGCTGACTTCTGATGAAATTTTTGAAGCATATTTACGCCATATGGAACTACATCAGGCGGAAAAGCCAAGGTTCCATTCATCTTATACAATTTAGCAATCAGCACGCCATCATTAATCATTGGCTGAACATCTGTTTGGAACACTGCCTCGTTGCCTGACTGAATAGCCTTTAAATTTGATGAAACACCATGAAGCCCTTCAGCCAAGTAGTCTTCTACCCTTTCTCCTTCGGACGGTACCACAGCATCCAGATATCGAATCCCAACCCTTGTTATAAGTGCTGGCTTAGCATTTTCAAGCACTGTTTTGAGGCCAAGCATAAGCGCAGCAAAAAAAGGCTTATGAGTTATATAATCAGTAGTTTGAAAAATAATAAAATCATTACTTAAGACAAACCCAGCGGTTTTATCAACGTTAGTAATGTACCAGCGAGTGATCGTGTCAAAGCTTGGTTCAAGCTGTTGATTGGGTGCTGTAACATCAAATCTGATCTGATTATCTTCTCTTTTTTCAAAAAGAGGATATCCTTCAAGCCTCAAGACGTCTTGAATTTCATCAATATATTTTGCCATCGCCTTAATGGGTGTGAACTTCACTTGGGCTAGAGCGAAGTATACGGGTGCGTTTACCATACGCCCGTTCACGTTAGACATATCTTTCTCCAGTAGTATTTAAGTTGAGTCAAGTTTACACCTTGATTGACACTTGCACCATTGTTTAGTTCATCAACAACATCTTTTGATATTGGAACCTGAATGCCTTGGCGCGCGCTCGTACCCCCGCCACGCCTGCCCGCTTTATGTAGTGGTTTTCATGCAGGTGCATGACATAAGTAAAAGCCCGCCACTACTGGCGGGCCGGGGCATAAATGATCCTTTCGGGATCATGCGAATTCATGCGGCATAGTCATGCACTGCCGGGCAACTTCAAAACAGGGGCAACTGGTCATCAGGTTCTGACTCTGGCGCTTCAGCTCTGCGCCTGGTGAAATCCATGACAAGCAGAAGAGCCTCCCGATAAGTCAGGGGAAACGGCCGGCCAAAGATAAACGCATTTTCGAACGTCTGCCCCACCCAGAAACCGCCGCCGGACTCGCGCGACCGTTGAAACATAACCCATCCACCGGGACGGAAATAGGGGAGGGCTTCACCACGGTAAACAATTTGAAATGCAGAGTCGCGTCCACCCATAACCTAACGCCTCGCGCGCTCGTTGTTCAACCCTGCTGCCGTCAAAATCGAGCTTTTGACGTCTGCACGGTTATCAGTGCAGCCAGCTGTCATCTTCCCAGACGTTCTGGAGCAGATCACTCACTCGTCGCCTGTCCTCATCAATTTTGAGGCCGGGCATTTCTATTCTGGTGTGGCTACCCTGACGAACTCGCACCACAGCATCAGGAAACAGAGCAACTACGCGTCTGTTTACTTCGGCATGGAAAGCATCAAGGACTGGCTGGCTTATTTTGTGGTTTTTATCGAGCATGATTTCAATTCGCATCGCAATCTCCTTATTCAGCAGCGTAGAAGATTTCCTCATCAGCATCCTGACGAGTTTCTAAGTTTGCCAATTCGGCAATAATGGTGAGTGCCAGTTTCAGGTCAGACGGCTTGCAGTTAGCAATCAGCGAAACCTCCGCAATAAACTGCATGCACGCCATTTTTTTATGCATCTGGCTTGATTCCTGAGGCGTCATTTTTCCTCCCCAAATTTACTGTGTATTTATACAGTAGCACAGCATTTATAAGTAGAGAAAGAAAAATGTCTGAGCCAGATCCTTTTTTTATCTGGCTGATACGTAACAACTTTCTTTTTCTGCTCAAGCTATGCACGGATGAGCTCAACACATAATGTTCAGACTATCAGTAGCCCGCTAATCATTAGATTTAGCCCATTATTGATTGTTTTTTGCTCGTGAAATCTGCGCCAGACGGTTAAAGCGTTCCAATGCGCTTGGCTTTTTTGGCTCCATTTTTGGGCGGAACAGTTCGCCATAAGCCGAGCTGCGGAACAGACGGCCGGCGATCTTGGTCTGCGTGCCGCCAATCAGGCGCACGGCCAGACCGCGGCTGATGGTTTCACCGCATAATTCCTTCACCTGGCCTATCACGTTGTCGCATGCGGCCTCGATTTTGTCCGACCGCCTTAGCCGCCGATGTCTTTTTTCTGGCTCCTGCGCCCTGATCCGGCTCAGCAGCTGCCGTCTTTCTCGTCTGCTCATGCCGTCCAGGTCGAAATTGTCGAAACTTTCCGGCGGGTTCGAATCCTCAGAGCTCAAACCTCCCGTACAGTTATTGACAGAACTCCGAGAGGACGCGGACGCGTCCTTAAATTCAAAACCCAAATCAACGGCACGTTTCGGGACAATCTTCCACTGCGCCAGACGGGTGAGGATCGGGGTGTCTTCGCCAACTTCCGTTGCATAAACGCCCTTGATGCGCACGGTTTCCTCGCCGTACTCGTTCACGTCTTCGCTGGCCTGATACCAGGTGCGCACGGCCAGATCGTCGCGGCGCACGAACGGACCGCCCTGTGCGTTAACGTATCCTGCCCAGTCTCCCGCATCGGCGGCGTCATGCGCGGCCGCAAACTCGACGCTGAGGCCGTGCGCGGTGTCGCTGTCAGCCATGCGGCGCAGCTCGCGGTAAACCGTCACCGGCGCGCCGCCCACAAACTGGAATTGCCGGATGTGCCAGCGGGCCGCCCAGGCGGAAACTGCCGAGGCGGTTTCCTTCAGGTCTTTGCCGCTTTCGTCGTCCGTCTCGCCGTCCAGCGCGTAGCCGTCAATATTTTTGGAAATGTACTTAGCGACGTAGCCCGTCGCGCTGCCCTTCTCCGGGTCGATAGCCTCCGCGTGAAAGCGGGCCTTGCGTGCCTTGTCGGTCGTCAGCTCGCTACTGTCTTCCTGCCAGGCGTAGTCGCGCATAATCTCGCGCACGCGCTCAACCTGTTCGGGACGCATAAACATCAGCATGTGCCAGTGCGGGGTCGCGTCGTGATGAGGCTCAGCGACGCGGATCCCAAAGATGCGGATTTCTTCGCGGTGCAGTTTGGCGCGGATTTTTTGCCAGACGCCGCAGAGGTAGCGCTGGGTGTCGGCCGGGCTGGCGCCATTCCACTTGCGATTGCGATGGCCGGTCTTGATTGTGGCGTGATAGCGCGCCGGGGCGGTCAGCGTGTAGAACTCGCCGATAAATCCCATCTCGTTGCAGATGTTTTCGAAGCCGCGAATGCGGGTCATCAGCTCGCAGCGGCGGATCGCCGGGTTGGCCACGCTGCCGTCGTACTTCTCGATCAGGCTGATGCGGTTGCCTTCCTCGTCTTCCAGCTCCATGCCCTTCAGGAACTCGCGGGTGCGGCGCTTCTGCTCGCGCCATTCGGAGACGGTCATGCTGCTGGCGTAAGGGGTGTGCTTTTTGCTGACGTTAGCCAGGGCGATCTGGAGGTGTTCGCGCCATGATGCGGCGACGCGGCGCAGGCGGCCCTTCCACCATTTTTCGGTCTGCATGCGCATGATCGCTGGGGTCACTTCCTCCGGGGCGAACAGGCGGGACGTGACCTTTTCCCACAGCGGCGGCGTCTGGCTCAGCTCGCGGGTGATGGTGGCGGCGGTCATGTAAATGCGATGGGTATATTTGTAATCCGACTCGTCACTGGCCTGCGCGTGCGCCTGTACCAGCTCGGCGAGGATGAAATTAGCCACATCCCCGGCCAGCAGATCAACGTCAGCGCGCGCCATGTCGGGCAGGCGGTTAAAGCGGCGCATCAGCTCCCACAGCGCAACGCCTGCGCTGGTTGCCTCCGTCTCTTTTGTGGCGTTTCCGGCCAGCAGGCTAAATGTGCCGCGACTCATTTCATCGAGGCGGTACTGCTCACTAACGCATTCAACGCGTGGCAATGTGCGCTCAACAAATGTCTTTGCTAAGTACGCATTGGCACGGGCAATGCCCTGGGTCTTTTCAAACTCGCTGACGCGACGCCTGACGTCGAGCTGGATCAGCGTCGGCTGCTTTTCGAGTAGCTCCTGCGCACGCGCCAAAGCCGCATTCATCTGATTGCGGCTGTGCACCTCCTCATAGGTGGGGTACGGGCTAGCGATGGCTTCCCGTGGAGCATTCCACGGGTAAGCGTATTCCTGAATCATTGAACCGCCTGCACTTCTGCAGACCAGCCAGCGCCTGCCGCCGGATCAACGCTGACAAAAACTGCGCTCTCCTGTGGACGGCGCACGGCGATGATTTCTGAGGCGCGCTTGCCCTCACCGGCGGCAACGCCAACTGAGCGGGCTACGCTGATTTTGGTGATGTCGAAAGCGCGAAGAATGCTGCGGGTGTAGAGGGTGTCGCTGTTTGAAATGACAACCGGGCAGCGCTCAGAGACGCCCATCAGCATGCTGACCAGATCGTGATGCTCATCTTTGTCAAAGCCCGCTGAGTGATAGTCCGAAAACGTCCCGTCATATGGCGGATCGCAGTACACCACGTCGCCAGCTTTAGTCAGGCGCAGCGTCTCGCGGAAATCGGCGCAGATAAACGTCGCACGCTGCGCCTTCTCCGCGAATGCTTCAATCTCAGCCAGTGGAAAATAGAGTTTTTTGTAGTGACCAAAAGGAATATTAAATTCACCGCTACGGTTGTAACGGCACATGCCGCGATAGCCGTGGCGGTTCAGATACAGGAAGTGCGCGGCGCGCTCCAGCAGGGGTAGCGCGGGGTTATGGTTGAACTTCTCACGGACAGAATAATAACTTTCGCCTGTGGTGTTCTGATTGAACAGGCTGGCCGCAACAACGATAAAGGGGCGGGCGTGCTCCTTTATCTGGCGGTACAGGTTAATCAGGTCGGGGTTAATATCCGCAACCAGATAGGAAGGGTAATCGGTGTTCATCATCACCGCGCAGGAACCGGCGAAGGGTTCGACCAGGCGATCGCCTGCTGGCAGGTGTGCCAGCAGCTCCGGCATTACGCGGGTCTTGCTGCCCGCCCATTTCAGGATCGCGCTCATACCGCACCGCCTTTTGAAACTTTCGCGTACCGTTCGGCCATGTCCTGACAGCTGACGCAGCGGGTAACGCCACGCACGGCGCGGCGGCGCTGTTCCGGGATCGGCGCGTCGCAGTCTTCACATAATGAAGCCCCCACGCTGACCGGGCGGTTAACCACGCTGGCGATGTTGCGTGCCAGCAGCTCGTCGGCGCGCTGCTGCGCCATGTCGATAGAGTCGGCCATTAGTGCAGCTCCTGCGATTCGTTCTGATAACGCTCTGCCTCGCGGCGGATCAGGTCGGCAGCCTCGACAGCAGAAAGCCCCTGCTGATGTACATGCACGGCCAGTTCAACAAGGCGCTCTGACACTGCCAGCGCGCGGTCTTTGCGCTCTTCAAGGCGCGCCTTGGTAATGACTGCAGCCAGCGCCTCGGTATCAGCGTCAAAATTAAACTTCTCGATATTTCGCATTTCACTTTCTCCTGAATTTGGGCAAAAGAATGCCCGGCGGGTTTACGCCATTTGTTTGCTTGGGGTTAATTAATTAGGCAGAGCCATTCGCTTCGGAAATAAACTCACGACTGCTTTTAGATGATTCATTGCACGAATAAGCGCCGCTCTTTCATCAGTAGTCAGTTCACTAAATTCAGCCTCGTGCCTGTCTTTACCGATGTTTGCCAGGAAGAGAATCGCGCTCAGTGCGCGCTTGTTGTCCTGATAATTACTGTCTGTCACATCGCGCATTTCAGAGAAAAAACGGGTCATATCTTTTTCACAGTTGCCGCCCATCAGCTGCGCGCGGATTAAGGCAACGTGATTCAGCGCCGAAACCCGTTGGCCGGCAGAAAGCTCGACCAGCATTGAATCGCCCTCGATAGCCATGCTTTACCTCTTTGCTCTTTTACCTGTACCTGCTGGCTCACTACCGGATGCCAGCGCTTGCCGTTCTCGCCCATAATCCAGCCATGCCCGTATGACATTGACGGACTCTGACGCTTGAGGCGTGCCGCAAATGAAATCATCGTGCGCCCTCAGCTGATGCCAATCGAAGCACCCAGCCCGCTGATAGCGTCAACGGTTGAGGCTAAAGTCGGGTTAGAGTGAACGCGATTCTGCACGGCCAGCGCGGCCAGCATCATGCAGCGGATCCCGGTATTGGCAGCTTCCAGAATGCCGCGGCGGCAGGTTGCCGTAATACGCTCCGGGTTCGCGGCGTTAGCGGCCATATGCCCGACTTCGGCGGTCGCCTTCAGCACGTACGTTGGAAACTTCTCTTTTGCCAGCTCGTTAACCGGCACGCACGGCAGACATTGCAGCTGCGCCAGCATGCCGTCCATCAGCGTGGCGTCTTCGGTCAGATCGGTAAGCAACAGCACTTCAGGAACGGTCAGCTGATGCATTTGATCCGGGTTCAGCTTGTTGCGCAGAGTCTGCACTTTCATACCTGCCCGCTGCGCCAGCTCCGTCATGTTGTGCGTAAGCGCAAACTTGCGGCAGGCGTCGTCATATTCGTTATGGGTGGAAGTCTTAAAATCAAACATGGTCATTCCTTTGCTCAACTTAAATAATTAAGTTGTTACGCAGCTACGTATCTGCAATTGACACCTTGAGCGAGCAAACGCGCGCGGAAGGCAACCATGTTGATTCGGGCAGCGCCGCCGTCTTTTTTACGTGGCATAACAAGGAGATCGCCATCTGCAACCATCTGTTTTACGGTGCGAAGGCTGTAACCATAGGCCTGCGCAAACTGTTCATAGGTCATCAGATCGGGGCCGCTTGGTATTGTAATTTGAGGGTTCATAAGAGATTATCTCAGGTTGTAGTGATTCTGGTGCATTGGCGTGCATTTGTTAACTTGAAATGGATATTACTGGTCAATTGACCACTTGTAAATGGTCCAATTGACTTTTTAAGAGGGTGTATGAGCGGCGTCTTCGAAAATGTACGTGAAATACTAGCAAGAATTCTTACTTCTTATGGGGTTAGGACACAGCAGGCCTATGCTGAACTGAAGAAAATTCCTGTTGGAACTATTCATAACTGGATAAAACGCGGCAAGCTGCCCGGTGATTACATCGTGATGTGCGCCTTAGATACTGGTGCAGATGTAAGATGGCTAGTGAGTGGAGATGTTGCAAATGTAGAGCGAGTGGATCACCCCGGTCATTCGATTACTGGTGAAAAGCTTCTTGAAGTTATGCAGGCGTCCGGCGGGAAAGAGATCCTTAAAAGGCTTATGGACGCTTATGGTTTCACTATGCAAAAACAACTTGGTGAGCATCTGGGCATCCCTTCAGGAACGATGAGCGCTTGGCTGAGAAGAGAGCATTTTCCTGGCGAAGTTGTGATCGCCTGTGCTCTGGATACAGGCGTTTCGCTATATTGGTTGGCAACAGGTAATGGCTCAATGCATGAGCATCGCGCACAATCGTCTGAAGCAGATGCTCCTGTAATATCTTTATCCAAACATCACCTAATAAATGGACAATTAAATGATGGGGGTTTTTGGTACGGTGATAAGTCATTATTTAATGGTGCCTCGAATGATAAGTTTATAGTAGAAAAAAGTGGTGACTTATTTTGCATAGATGCTAGCTCTCATCCTATTAGCAATGGAATGTGGCTTATTAATATAGACGGCGTTAATGACATTTATGATGTGATTCGGTTGCCCGGAAATAAGTTAAAGCTTTCTGGTGACGCGGGTTCTTTCGAATGCTTAGTTGTTGATGTAGTACCTAAAGGCATTGTTAATTTCATAATCAGACAAAAATAAGCATGAATCAAACTTTATTGCTCCTCATTACTGCTATAATGGCCTTGGCTTCATACCGAGCAACTAGGTATGCACTCGACATCAGATACAGCAGAGTATTTTCTATATCCTCTTCGGTAATAGTGTCGCTTCTTTATTTTATTATTACTTCCGTTACTTTATTGATTGGTGTTTATTTTGTGTTTTTTATTTTTTTAGCGCACATCATCTTGATGTTTTTAAGTGGGAGGTATAATAGAAGTAAAAATGATTCCACCAAGTTAGAAAGTGATTATAATTCTTTTGAATGTAATTCAAATTTCGCTTGCGATGACTTATTAGATGAAAGTAATCCTGTAGTTAAAGTTAATTATTCCTTGGGTGCATGTGGAAAGGAATTTTTAGAAATAGGATTTAATTATAAAAATTCAAATGAGGAAATTACTTACCGTGATGTAAATGTCACCTCATGTAATGGTGTTTATATCACAGGCTTTTGTCATGTTCGTAAAGCGCTAAGAACATTCAGAGTAGATAGGATCTTAAATAATGAAGTAATAATAAGGCGCACTGGCGAAATCATCACATCCTCTGATTGGCTTGATAAAGTACGAGGTTTTTAATGGCCATCAAAAAGCTACCGTCTGGAGAATGGCTGGCCGACTTTTATTTAAATGGGCGTGGCAGTCGTCGTATTCGTAAGACCTTTGTTACTAAAGGGGAGGCGGTAGCCTTTGAGGATTACACGCGTGCTGAGGCAGAAAACAAACCGTGGATCAAAGAAAAAGAGGACCGCCGTAAGCTGAGCGAGCTTATAGAGCTTTGGGACTCTCTCCACGGGCAATCACTTAAAGCGGTTAAATCCCGCAAAGCTAAGCTGGAAATCGTATGTAAGGGCTTAGGAGATCCGATAGCTTCTCAGCTCACCGCAAAAGATTGGGCGCATTATCGCGATCAGCGCTTAAAGGGTAAAATTTCTAATGGCTATCACGATGATGAATCTAAGTGGAAAGTAAAGCCTATCACGGTCAACAGAGAGCAAAACTATCTGTCGGCGGTATTCAATGAACTAAAGCGGCTTGGGGAATGGAATTTGCCCAACCCCCTCGATGGTGTCAGAACGTTTCGGGAAGATGAAAAGGAAATGTCCTGGCTGACCTTGAAGCAGATCACCGAGCTTCTTGACGGCTGCGAGCGCTACGGCAAGCCTGATTTAACTATAATATGCAAAGTTTGCCTGGCTACCGGCGCGCGCTGGACTGAAGCTGAAACCTTGGCTCGCTCTCAGCTATCACCTAACAAGCTGTCATTCTTTAAAACTAAAGGCGGGAAAAACCGAACGGTTCCGATCCCTCAGTGGCTTTATGATGAGCTGAAGGAACGGCAGGGCAGGATGTTTAAGCCATGCTATCAGGACTTCAAGAAGATGCTGGCGACCACAACGATTCAGCTTATAGAGGGTCAGAAAACCCACGTACTGCGCCACACGTTCGCCAGTCACTTTATGATGAATGGGGGAAATATTCTGGTGCTGCAAAGGATACTCGGTCACGCGAATATCCGTGAAACCATGAAGTATGCCCACTTTGCTCCTGACCATTTAGAAGAAGCAGCAGCGCTTAACCCTCTGGCCAGTTTGGTGTCCACAAACTGACTACCCAGCATGAACGCCGCCGCATTTGGTTGCACCAGATATAGGCCTAACTAACTGTTTTATAAATAAAATGCTTATGTATCAATGGGGTCGAGAAAAAGCGTCTTAACTAAGGTATCGCTAACGCGACATCTAAAAGTTAATAGCAAACAAGGGGTTGGCGTGATGCCAGCCCCTTTTTTTATGCCTGCATTTCGGGACGATGCGCATGGTATATCGCCGTATTTACCGGCCCGCTCTCCAGCACGATTAAACCGTAGCGCAAATCGATAAAGCGGGCGCCGCAGCGCTCCGCTACCGCGCGGCTGGCGCGGTTCTCTTCCGCCGCAAGAATTTCGATGACCTTTATCTCTGGCCGCGCAAACCCCATCGCAAGCAACAGCGCAACGGCGCGGCTGGCGACGCCCTGTCGCTGCATATCGCTACGTACCCAGTATCCTAACGCGGCGAACTGTCCCGGCTCGCGGGCAAAACGGATCCCGGCGCCGCCCAGCAAACGATCCCGAGCGTCAACGATGGCGAACTCTTCCGCTTCGCCCTTTATTCGCTGCTGCTGCGTAAACGCGATCCAGCTCGCTGCCTCTTCGGGTTGATAGTCTGGATGCGCCCAGACCATCCAGGGTTGCAGCGTATCCAGCGAGGCGTTAACGGCTGCGGTAAAGGCAGGAATGTCGTCGCGGGTAAAAGGACGCAGGCGAACTGAAGAGGCCAGAGAAGTCATAAAGTACCTGATGAAAAAGGGATTTTAGCAAAGCGTATCAGGTGATAAGAAAGAATGCTAAACCTGAAGTGTAATGTAATATTTACAATATCTTGAGATTTGTTTTGTTGGGTTTAGGTATAATAACATGAAAAATATGACTTTTTAAGTTAGTGCGCATGAGATATGCTTTAGTGGTAATAAAAGTGTACATTAATGGATTGCTTGTTTTACGTTCTGTGATAGAGTGTCCTCTATCCTGTCAGAGGATCATTTACCGCATAACGAGGAAAAAGGATCGTAGCCATGCAAAAAGACGCGCTGAACAATGTCCACATTGCGAATGAACAGATTTTAATTACGCCGGAAGAGCTGAAAGCGAAGTTTCCGCTGACTGCCCATCAGGAAGCGCAGATCGCCGCTTCGCGCCAGACCATTTCCGACATTATCGCTGGTCGCGATCCGCGCCTGCTGGTGGTGTGCGGTCCCTGTTCAATCCATGACACTGAAGCCGCGCTGGATTACGCTCGTCGCCTGAAAGATCTCTCTGACCAGCTGAAGGATCAGCTCTATATCGTTATGCGCGTCTATTTTGAAAAACCCCGCACCACCGTCGGCTGGAAAGGGTTGATCAACGATCCCTACATGGATAACTCCTTTGATATGGAAGCGGGCCTGCACATCGCGCGCCAGCTGCTGGTGAACCTTGTCGAGATGGGACTGCCGCTCGCCACCGAAGCGCTCGATCCCAACAGTCCACAATACCTCGGCGATCTCTTCAGCTGGTCGGCGATTGGCGCGCGCACTACCGAGTCGCAAACGCACCGCGAAATGGCGTCTGGTCTTTCAATGCCGGTCGGCTTCAAGAACGGCACCGACGGCAGCCTCGGCACTGCGATCAACGCCATGCGCGCCGCCGCGATGCCGCACCGTTTCGTCGGCATTAACCAGGCGGGGCAGGTTTGTTTACTACAGACGCAGGGCAACCCAGATGGTCACGTTATTCTGCGCGGCGGCAAAGCGCCGAATTACGGTCCCGAAGACGTGGCGCAGTGTGAAAAAGAGATGGTCAAAGCGGGACTGCGCCCGGCCTTGATGATAGATTGCAGCCATGGCAATTCTAACAAAGACTACCGCCGCCAGCCTGGCGTCGCCGAAT